CAAATTTATTGACACAAAACGTGTTAGGGTGTATAATATAGTCAGAAAGAGAGGTAAGGGAAATGAAAAGAAATCAGCTTGGAGAGATTTTAGAATCTGAAATGGTGAAGTTCGTCGCGGAGATTTCAACCGCCTATGAATGGGTTTAGGCTGAGAATTTCATCGATAATGAGGTAATTGAAAGCCGCGGTATGATAGAGGATCTGTTGTGGCAGAAAAGAAGAGAGTTTCCTATTTTAGACTAGGAGGTAATGGAAATGTTAAGATCTAACCAAGATATCAAACGCACCGTGCAGTGCGCGCTCAGATCGGAGTTTGGGTTCGCGCCGCCCCTGTCGTCAATCGCGATTTATAAGCACACGCCGGATGGTACGCATGTCTTATTTGCCGTGAATGACAAGAAATATCGCTTTGATAGCTACGTGCTTAACGTCGGCGGCCTTGATACACTGTACGTCGGGGCCGGAACGATTAGAAGAGGATTTACATCATAACAGAATAGGAGGAAGAAAACATGGATGGCTTCAAATGGTGCGAGGTAGTAAACCGTTGGTTTGCTGGTGGCTACGTTACCGAAGATGAAATTGTGCGGCTGGCGACAATGAACTTGTTTGATCTCTGCGAACAGTTCAGATCGGCGGTCCGGGAATGTGTGATCACCTTCTGCCAACAACACGCGACGGAGTGGAGCGACGGCAACACTCCGGAAAGCTGGGGATATCAGTTAAACAATGGTGCGATTCTTAAAATCGCCTACGGCGGACTGGCCGGTTGTTACTGGAACAGAGACGGCGAATATAGAATAGCAGAATAAGGAGGAAAAATCATGAAACAGTATAAAACACGCGTAGAAATCGAATACATTGTCGATCAGATCGAAAGCGAAATCGCCGACGATTACGGCGTCGGCTATGAGTTCTACGGCGAGTGCCGGCCGGAGGAAGTGGAGAAGCTTATGACGGAAGCACAATTTGCCATGGACCACTACGTCTTCGATGAAGCAATCGAAGAGATCCGCGAGCTCTACAAAGAGATCGCCCAGGGCATCCTGGACGATGACGCACAGAAGGACGCGCAGCTCTACCAGTTCCGTGAAAAGCGGATCTCTGAATATGGTCAGGATGACGATGAAATATTGATCGATCGCCCCGAAGTGGTCATGCGCCTTGTGTTTGAGGAGGAATACGGAAGATGAGTATTTATATTGTAAGGGCTGGCTGGGCACGCTTTTCTGCGGAGCAGCTGCACGCGATTAATTTTATTTCTTACTGCGGTGATCTTGGTGGGATGACCGAGGGGGTCGCATGGGTGAGGGACAACGACGGCGATATCATCATTTTGGCGGTTGAGTATCGGCCTGACAGTTTTTTCAGGCTATTGCCAAGGCGATATCTGCCCTACGCTATGGATCTATTTTATCGCGCCGCTGTTTATCTCACGGCGTGTGCCACCGACTGGCTGTCGGGTCCGTCGCCCTTAACTGTGGGATGGGGCGTCACTGTCGAAAAGGGCGGTGGCGGCGAGTGGCTAATGAGCAGTGATGCTGACTACACAAACCAGAAAGCCCTCAACGTCGATCAGGGAAAGCTGAATATACAATATAATGGGGGTGATGAAAATGAGCGTTCTTGAAGCGCTGCAGAAATGCGGAAAGGTTACATTGATCCTTTCCACCGGCTATTATTCGTATTCCACCCGGCATCATTTCGCGCTGAGAAAGCAGGACATTCTGATTGAATGCCCGGCGTTCGGCCCGAAAAACGAGCAGATGCTGGTGAGCCTGCGTCACGCGTGGCGGCAGGCGATAGAAGAGAAGATAGGCCGGGGGCTTTTCTTCCCGATGTCCGTTTATATTTGCGACGGATGGCGGGAGGGTGGTTTCTTTCCGATTGCCAAATTTCGGGAAAGTGAGATATCAGAAGCATTATCAACGCTTGCGTGATATCCCGTCCTGTGTTAGAATAGATTATAGGAGAGGTGATGAGACAATGCGCGGCTATAAATTTTTTACGACGATCAAGTTTCGGCTGGACACAGAGCCGGAACGCGAGGTTAGGACAGAAGGACGCCTGAAATTTGGAACGGCGGCGGCCTACATCCGCAATCACATCGCGGACGGAAAGCCCTTCATGATCATTGACGTAAACGTTTCACGTGAAACATACGTACTCGATGATGCAAAGTTTTTTGAATTAGCAACAAAAATTTAAAGAAAAGGAGATAAAGAAAATGGAAAACAAGAAAACGGAAAATATGGAAAAGGTAAACGAGGTTGTGGCGGTCGCAGCGAGCGAACCGCAGGTGAGAGATTATGCTGCTGAATGGAGCGGTCAGTCCACGGGAATGATCGGCCGCGACTGGTGCAGCTGGGCGGCTGAACGCAATGACGAGATGCTACCGCGTATCACCGGCGAGGCCATCGCCCTGGCCGACGTGGTCAATACGAAGATCACAGTGACGGATGTCTATCTGGAAAATGTGCAGGTGGTCGACGATAAGACAGGAGAGGAGCACATCCTGCCGCGTATCCTGCTGATCTGCCCGGATCAGGTAGTAAGCTGCGTGTCAATGACAGCGTTCACCGCGCTGTCAAAGATCATGCGTTTCAAGGGAACCCCGACGCCGGAGCATCCGCTGCTGCTGAAGCCCATTCAGAACATGAAAGGGCAGAAGCGCTATTACAATTTTCAGGTTCTTTCAAAATAGTAAGGAGGTGTGGCTATGGCATACAGGTGGACTAGCGCGAACGCGCAAAAATACCGTAACGCCATAAGAAACTACAACCGCGCCTTGAACAAACAGCGCCGTAATGACCCATACGGCGCTGTTTATTTACCGGACAACATTAAAGTGTCAGACGTTGTATATACCGCGCGTTTTGAGAATGCGCAGGAGGCGAGGGACTTTTTAAATTCCATCCGCCGCGCTACGTGGCCGGGCGCCTTCCAACCGGTGATGAACGATAAGGGCGTGGCCGTGAGCAAGTGGCAGCTGAACGAAGCCAAGCTGAAAGCGCGGCGTGATTACAATCGCGTGATCCGCAGGGCAGAGAAGATGCTGGAAGAGGCGAAAAGGTTGAGAGGGAAGAAGCGCGCGCGGATGCTGATACAAGCCGAGCGATTAAAGGATTCAGCAACGAAGACTTCCCCACAATTCGAGCAGTGGGGCAGAGAATCCGCTGCGGCATATATGAGGGCCTTAGAACGCACGAACAATTTGAAGGTTCTTCAGGAATCGGATGAACGATATAAAAAGAATTACCTGAGCATCGTACGCGAGAAATACGGGAAAGGGTCAGCGCTGGAAAAGCTTATTTCCGGAATGTCGGCGGAGATCGTGGCGGCTTCATACTTTGCGGATCCTTACCTGCATTTTGAGATCTTCTACATGGAGGACGACTTCCAGGACTACATGAACACGCTGCAGGAGCACTGGGAAGCTTTTGCACGTGAATACGTATGACCTGGTATGTTTGCGATTTTGAAACAACCGTTGAGGATGAACCCCGCGTTTGGGAATGGGAAGCGCTGAGCGACGATGAAAAATACACCGGCACAGATATTGAAAGCTATATGAACTGGCTGCTGTCAGAAAGCCGGACAGTGTATTTCCACAATATGAAGTTCGACAGTTCTTACATCTTGAGCTGGCTATTTCGGCGCGGCTGGGCCCACGTCTGGGAAAAGGCGGATAGATCCTTCACAACGATCATTTCCGACATGGGACAGTATTACATGGTGCGCATCTGGATAGATGATGTCACTGTGACGATCTACGACAGTTATAAAATCGTGTCGCTGTCTGTTCACGACATCGCCGGGGCGTATGGTCTGGCAGAGTCGAAAGGAGAGATCGATTACGCCTTGCCAAGGCCGCCGGGCTATCAGCCGACGGCGATTGAGTGGGACTACCTTCACCGGGACTGCCTGATCGTTCACAAGGCGCTGTCTATCGTGTTCGCGGCTGGGCTGGATCGGATGACCCAAAGCGCGAACGCCTACGCGCAGTTTGTCGAAATGACCGGAAAGAAAAACTTCCTGAAGCTTTTTCCGATGCTCACGCTGCAGCAGGACGAATTTTGCCGGAAGGCGTATTACGGCGGCAGCGCGCAGGTTGGGAAATTGTTCAAGGGTCAGGAGGTCGGCGAAGGGATCGTGCTGGACTACAACTCCATGTATCCGGCCAAGATGCGCTATGAGGTGCTTCCGTATGGTCGGCCGGTGTACCAGAGCGGCAAGATCGAGGCAACGGAAGAATATCCCCTCTTCATCCAGCGGTTCACGTGTTCCTTGAAGCTGAAGGAAGATCACATCCCCTCTGTGATGGGGAAGCATGTTTCCCGCTTTCGCGATGTTAAATTCCTCGAGGACAGCGAGGGGGTCGTTGAGCTGACGCTCACGAATATTGATATTTCCCTGATGATGGAGCAATACGATGTCGAGAACATCACATGGTTAGACGGCTTCAGCTTCCGCGGTTCTTGTAACCTATTCTGTGATTTCATCGACCACTGGACGGCGGAGAAAGAAACCGCAGCCATGGAAGGGAACAAGGGAAAGCGACAGATAGCAAAGGATATGATGAACAAGCTTTCCGGAAAGTTTGGGACCAAGCGCTGGCTGAAGAAAAAGGAACCGTACTATGACGGCCGGGTCAAGCATCGCGCGGTGGAGGATGTGGATGAAGCGACGAAGGGATATGTGCCGGTCATCGCCTTCATCACGTCTTACGGCCGCGACGGAATAATTCGTAATGCGCAAGCGAACTATTCCCGTTTCCTGTACATGGACACGGACAGTCTTCACCTTTTGGGCACGGAGTTCCCGGAGGGAATCGACATTGACGATTACCGGCTGGGGGCAATGAAGATCGAGGGGCATTTCTACCGCGGGAAATATCTGCATGCGAAGTGCTACATTGAAGAAATGGAGCTGGACGAAAAGGAAGCTGTGCGCGGGCAGTATCCTGTTAACGGCGATCGGATGACGAAGGTAACCATTGCCGGGCTTCCGGGAAATTGCCGGCGCCAAGTGTCGTTCGACAATTTCCACGTCGGCGCGGTGTATACCGGAAAGCTGAAACCGGTGTACCATTCTACAGGTATAGTGCTGGAAGAAACCACCTTCCAGATATCCGATATTTGACAGTTTCTCAAAATCGTGTTAACATGTAATCAGCGGGAAACCGCCGAAAACGGCCTGACGGGTCGGGAACTATAATATGAGATGAGCGTGAGGGGACAAACCACCGTTTAGCCGCGGCCCTTCAGCTGATGCGGGTGGTGCCGTCATCCATAGCGTTCCCCGATCCCTCGGGCTTTTTCTGTTGAAAGGAGAGAAAGCATGAATTATTTAAACTGGCGGGAAATCGACGGCTACGGCTGCCCGGTCAATATTATTGAAACCAATCGGGGATACGGCAAGAGCTACGGCTGGAAGAAAAAATGCGTAAAGATGGTGAGGCGCGGCGGAAAGTTCGTTTATGTCGTTCGACGCCCCCAAAACTGGAAAGACATTACCGATAAAAAGCTTCAGATCTTTTCCGATGTAAACCGGGATCTGGCGGAAAACATTGAAACAAAAAAGGCCGGCTTTTTCCGCGGGGACGAGCAGGTGGGCTACATCGTCGAGCTGTCAAAGGCTCAGAGCGTAAAGCCTGCATCATTTGCCGACGTGCAGATGGTGATCTTTGATGAATTTCTGATCGAGAACAACAGCCCGGAAAGGTATCTTCCGCAGGAGCCTGTGCAGCTGATGAACCTATTCGACACGATCGCGCGTAACCGCAGCGACGTGAAATTGTACATGCTGGGAAATGCTTCCGTATTATACAATCCCTACGTCATTTTCTGGAATCTGCGGCTGCCGAAAAAAGGGCGGATCTCCATATCAGACAATCGCCGCATCCTATTATTTATTGGCGTTTCCGAGGAGTTCATCCAGCAGCGGAAAGAGACGCTGGCGGGCGAGCTGATGCAGGGAACGAGCTATGAGGCGTTCGCGCTTTACAACCAGTTCGCTTTCGACAATATGCTTTATCTGGACAAAGTGCCAAAGGGCGCGCGCTATTATGTCAGCATCAAGGCAGCCGTCCCTCTGGCCGTGTATACGCACGGAAAATATTTCTACGTGTCACAAAATTATGAAAAGAACTTTCCCCGTGTTCTCGTTCTGCCGGAGAACGTGAGCGACGAGCGCGAGACGGTCGCGCATCGCAGTAATTTCTATGTTGTGCTGCTGAAAAAGCTGTATCTAAACGGTTTTGTCCGGTACGAAAATGTCAAGGTGAAAGAGCTTTTCATCGGTTTTATTTCAGCATTTTTGTGATATAATGGTGACAGGGAGGTGATGGAGGTGGAAATGCAGACGATCATCGAGGTAATTCAGAACCTTGGCGTTCCCGTCGCGGTGCTGATCTTCTGCGGATGGTTCATCGTCCGCCAGGAAGACAAGCACAATGATGAAGTTGCTGCGCTGACCGACACGCTGAGCGCGAACACTGAAGCAATCAGCGAGATCAAGGTTATGATCCAGACATTCATGGATTACATGGCGAAGATGAATGTGGACGATTCAGAAGGCTAGGAGGTGATGCTATGTACTCATGCGGCAAGAATTTCTACAACAAGTATAAAAATACCGCGATTGATTATGATGGGGTCTATGGTGTACAGTGCGTGGACCTGTTCAAGCTCCAGTGCAAGGAGCTGGGAAAGAAGCTTGGCGCGATCGGCGGCAGCGGATATGCGCGCGAGATCTACCACCGTTTCAACGCGTTAGGTCTTTCCAAGTTCTTTTCCCGCCACGCGGCCGGCACCAAGTCAATGGTCTATGGTGACTGGGTCGTGTGGGAAAGAGAATCTGCCGATTGCCCAGACAGCCACGTTGGTATGTTCGTTGGGTGGAATGGCGACCGCGCTAAGATCTTCGGCTACAACCAGGCAGGGAAGGCAGCGGCTTCCATCGTGTCCCTGCGCACAGATGGGATGCTGGGCTTCCTGCATCCGCTCATGATGAACAACGGGGCGAAGGAAGTAACAGACAAACTGGTGAAAGATATCATCTATGGAAGATGGGGCAATGGTCAGGAGCGCATCGAAAAGCTGGAAGCTGCTGGCTATGACGCCGACGAGGTGCAGGCAGCTGTCAATGCATCGCTGGCGGTGAAGCCGAGACCGGTTAACGCCGAAATCGTTAACGCGGTCATCCGCGGCGATTATGGCAACGGCGCGGCGAGAAAAGCTAATCTGGAAAAGGCCGGCTATGACTATGACGAGGTCCAGCGCGCCGTAAATGAGAAACTGTCATGATGCGCGATTACACGATTCCGTATAATGTTACGGCGGAGGATGCGCTAAAGATCTTCTACCGAAATATGGCGATCATTTTAAAGCAGGCGCAGAGCGCCGAGGACTCGGTGGAGATTGAGCGGCTGATGTATGATCTGCGCGTATGCGCGCGCAACGTGTCGACGCTGGCGCGCGTCAAGCCGGATGCCGTGGTCAATCCAGCACCGGAAACAGCCGAGGGCTGATCATGCAGGCGGGGCAGACGCTGCGAGATGACGCGGGCAATCAGGTGTGCCTGTTCCCTCTGCCGGTGCTGCACGTCACGCAGACGTCATCGCCGAGCAGCTATTCCCATTGCTGCGGCAGCCCGTTCGACTGCGTCGGGGCTTCCGCCGCAGCTAACTATTATGCCCCGTGTGATATGCGCCTGATATATGCCGGACCGGCTGGGAACGGTATGCCCCGCATCTGGCAGAGTCAGCGGCAGGTGAGAACGCCTAGCGGTCTGGCGTATGTCTGCGTGGAGTTCGGTCACGACAACAACCCGCCGTATTCCACGGTCGGGGCAACGGTCAGGCAGGGGCAGCTGATCGGGCACACCGGCACTGCCGGGATGGTGACCGGCGATCACGTGCACATTGACCAAGCACGCGGGCAAAATAAGACGCTAAGGGATTACGGGATAGTCTGCGCAGGCGGGAATGAGTGCTGGGCCCTAGCTGATTCCATTGTTCCGACTTCGATATTTTACATCAATAACACAACGATTATTGACAGCATGGGCCTTAGGTTTTCCACATTCGATGGCGGGGACCCTGGCCCGGACCCGCCGGACCCGCCCGAGCCGGTAATTCCGGAATTTGAGCCGATGAAGTTTTTCTTCATGGCGTTAAAAAGGAGATGAAAAAAATGAAAGACTCTTCAGCGATCAATCAGCTTCTGGCCGACTACATGGCCGGGCTGGAAGATCCTACGACGGTAGAGCCGTTATTCTCGGAGATCCGCCACGAGATCGAAGAGCGTGACGGCTACCTGAAAGATTATGTCGACATTGCAGAAGATGGGACCGTCACGGCTAAAGTGAACGGTCTGATCGATTACAAGTCCAAATACGAGGACATGCGCCAGAAATACATCGATAGATGGATGAACGGGGCAGATGGCGGGGTAGATCCTGCCGACATCAGCGACGGTTCCGATCCAGAGCCGGACGCTGAAACGCTCCCGGCATCCGATTTATTCGTGAAAGGAGATGAATAATAATGCCGACAAAACCACAGAATGTGACGATGAACGCCGATGCGAAGAACGCCGATTATTTGAACGCGATCAGAACCAGCGCGTCGACGTACTATCAGGAGAACGTGCCGATCGCGACTTATGACGCCGCAAGCGTCCGCGATGTAGGCCGCATCGTCTTAAATTCGACAACATTAACGAACGAATTCTACAGCGCACTGGTCAATCAGTTCGCCTTCATCTTTGGTTCCTCGAAGATGTTCTATAACAAGTGGGTGGATTTCAAAAAGGGGCTTATCGGCCTGGGCGAGCTCGTGGAAGAATTTTTCGTACAGATCGCGCTGCCGAATAATTACAACCCGGACATCGCCGCCACGGAAATTTTCAAGCGCGTGATCGCTGACGTACAGACAGCGATTTACCGCATCAACGTCAAGACATTTTATAAAACGACGATCAACCGCCCGCTGCTGGAGATGGCCTTCACCACTGAAGGCGGCATGGCCGATCTGATCGGTAAGGTCTTTACCTCGATGGCTGCGGCCTGCGAGGTGGACCAGATGAACGCCATCAAGTATTTACTGGCGCGCAAGATCCTGGACGGTAAGATCAAAACGGAGCCGATCGCCGAGGTTTCCGGCGCGAGCACAGAAGCCAACGCCAAGGCGGCCGCCCGGCAGATGAAGGCCGATTTTGAAAACTTCTTCTTCCCGCGGACAGACTACAACGAGGCGGGTGTCATGAACTGGGTGAATGATAAGAATGACGTTTCCTTCATGCTCACAACCTCTTTTGGCGCAGCGTACGACATCGAGGTACTGGCTGCAGCCTTCAATCTGGATTATGCCAACTTTATGGGCCGGGTTAAGCGCATCGACAGCCTGACGAACATTGATTTTACACGCCTGAACGCGTTCTTCGATCTCCCGGAGCCTATCGCGGAGTTCGAGGAAGACGAGATCGCTATCTTGGATAAGGTTGCTGCGATCACGTTCGACAATGGACTGATTCAGTGGTACGACCGCCTGTACGAATGGCACGAGGAGCCAAACGGCCAGTCCATGGAGTGGCAGAACTGGCTGCACTACTGGGCCCTGATTGCTTCATCGCCGTTCGCAAACGCCGTCGCCTACGTGCAGAGCGCCGACGATACGCTGGGCACAGTGACCGCTGTCACATCCCCGTATGGCGGAAAGTCCATCTCTCTGCCGGTTGGGTCTTCATTACCGCTCACATGGGAGGTTACGGGCACAGGCATCTATTCCAAGGCGGTAAACTTCACATCCTCTGGAATCGCGGATGGGTCTTTCACCGTATCCCCTGATGGCGTGCTGACCGTGAAAAAGGCGAAAACGGCTACAACGGTTAACATCGTGAGCGCGCAGGACAGCTCGAAGAAGGCAACGGTGACGATCACCGCAACGGCCGTATCATGATCCGCATCGGGGAAGTAACCGACGTTCAGCCGGAGAGTCAGGTCATCTTTCTTTCCGGCATCCCCAACATTGACGGGGAAGATACGATTTTCTTTCCCGATAGACAGACGCAGTATGTTTGGTTCAACTCCCATCGCGCGCCCGCCCTGAACGGGCGGGCGGCTGTCTATACGAACATCAATATTATGCGGGGTACGTTGGTAGCAAATTTTGACGCCGAAACGATCATGAACAATTCCAACTACCTGATGATCCGCAACCGGGAAAAATGGTACTACTGTTTTTTGGTCGGGGTCGTGCAGAACTCTGTAAACTCTTCCACGGTTTCCTTCAAGGTCGACGCGCTGCAGACGTATTATTTTGATTACGGTATCATCCAGGCGTACATCGAGCGCGAGCATGTGACGAATGATACGGTCGAAAACATTTACAACCGTTATAATGCCGTAACGGATGAGCTGGAATGCGGGGACTACGTGGTAGATGAGCGCGTGCAGCTATCACAGACTGGCTATTCAGTGGTAGTGTGGGCGTCCCAGAGCACGAGCGGAGCGCAGACATCATCGGTCAATTACGGGTTGTATAATGGGGCAGCGCCGCATCGTATCAATTCCCAGAACTACGACAGCGCGGATGATTTTGGAAACGCGGTAAATTCTTATCTCAATCAGCTTACCGAAGCTGGGGCGGCAAATTCCATCCTGAACATCTGCCAGGTCCCGAACACTTTTTTCGGCAGCAACCCCCACACCTTGAGCATCGACAAGCCCACGAGCGTTGGCGGATACACGCCGCGTAACAAGATCCTGCTGGGGCAACCTTACACATTTGTTGTTGCCGGCACTAACTGCGGATCAAGCATAGATCTGTCGTTTGAGCTGGCATACGGCAATTCCTACGACATCCAGTGCGCTGTATATTACATGCTTTCGCCGCAGCCGCAGGCAATTTTGATTCCGATGAATTACCGGGGCACGCAGTACGACGCGGACGACGCCATCACGATGGATAATTATCCGCAATGCGCGTACGCCACGGATTCTTACAAGGCGTGGTTGGCACTCAATAGCAATCAGCTTTTGGCCGGCCGGCAGAACATTTATTCCAGCGCGGCGGTTAACCAGCAGATCGCGGCGAACAATCGCAATGCTTCCGCGTTTGGGCTGCTCGGTAACGCCGTGGGGGCAATCGGGTCACTGCTGACCGGTAATGTTGGCGGGGTGATCGCCAACGTCGGCGGAGCGATCGGCGGGGCGGTCAATATTGACACGCAATACAACAATGCCAACCTGGCGAACCAGAACAGCAAGGAGAACGCTATCCGATCGCTCAATGCGAAGATCACCGATGCGTCGAAGATGCCGTTCACGCCGGCGGCAGGCAGCGGCGGAAACGCGCCCTTCCAGCTGAAGTTTTTCGACATCGACGACGCAGGTATGTTCCCGATCGCAGACTTTTTCCTGGAACGCCGCAGCATCAAAAGGGCGCAGGCGCAGCGCCTGGACCAATATTATGATATGTACGGTTACCGCGTTAACCGCCTGGGGATCCCCCACGAGGACCACCGGGAAAGATACTGGTATACGAAGACCGCAGATATTACCTTGAGCGGCGCCGGGATCCCTTACTCTTACTTTAACGAGATCAAGGCGCGCTACAACGCCGGCATCCGCTTCTGGCGGTATACGGATCTTGTGGGAAATTATGCGCTGCTCAATCGAACGACGCTTGAGTCGGAACCGATGAAATTATGGGAACCTATCCATTGGGACGGAGAGGGGGCAAAAAATAATGGCAAATAACCGACGATCAAGAAAGCATCAGCGGCTGATGAATAACGTCAGCTATAATATATGGTTCAACCGGCTTGCGAACATCTGCCAGAACCGCTTCCGCTGGGAGCTCCCGGAAACGTGCGACGCGGATATGCTCGAACGCGCATATTTCAGAGCTGGGCGCGCCTGCGTGTTCATCGACGATGTCATCGGGCCGGTCAGCCTGCCGTTCACCAACGCGACGCCGCTCAATATCTATGGTTATCCGGCGAAGGTTCAGCCGTATTCCTTCTATTGCGGCGTAAATTACGGGCTTATCCCCCTGAAGAACTGCGCGGTTTCCTTTGCCAACACGCAGCGCATCAGCGACTATTCCCTATGCGACTACTACGCCATGCGCTTAGCTGACCTAAGCCGGACGATCGACGTTAACCTGACACTGCAGAAGGCTGCCGCCGGGGCGGTCGTTGGAAGCGAGGCACAGAAAAACAGCGTGGTTACAGCTGTTAAACGTATCGCGGAGAACGACGTTTTCATCGTTGTGGATAAGGATCAATGGCAGAACGAGGCGATCACGGGAAAGCAGAACGCACTCAGCACGTTCAGCTTCAACGTTCCGTTCATCGCGGACAAGCTGCAGATCGAAGCCGCCCAGCTGTTCAACGAATTTCTAACGGCCGTTGGAATTGAGAACAGCAACATGGACAAAAAGGAGCGTGTAAACTCTTCTGAGACCAACGGCAATATCGGCGCGATCGAAGCAGCGCGCAACATCGCACTTGCCCCGCGCCGCCGGTTGTGCGAAGACGCCAAGAAAAAGCTGGGCATTGACATGTCGGTTTCTTGGGATTCTGACATTGCGACGCTGCTCAATGCTGCCTTCAGCGACATTGCGCGCGATCAGCTGAGCGGATCGCTCGGACTGGGAGAAGCGCAGGCCTTCCGAAAAGTCGGAACAGGTGAAGATGATCCGAGGTGATAAAAGATGATCAATCATGAATTGCCCCAGTATACTGTTACGCTTGAAATGGTCATGCAGGGGCTTATCCAGTCGAACGTGGAAGACGTGCTGACCCGTGAGCAGCTCGTGGAAGCATCCGCTAAGCTGTTTGACTTCCCGATCAATTTGACCGAGGAAGACCGCGCCGCCTTCACGGTCGGGTTCTGCAAGCACTTCCGCTGGCGGGAGCTGGCCGTCACACCGTTCGCGCGCTGGAAAACGTATCTGGAAGAATTTTGCGACAACAACGCGGACTTCATCCGGTCCATTCTGGCGGAGGCGCGCCGGAATGCGTCGCTGTTCGGAACCGTCGACATTGTGGAGGCGCGCGACAAAACACGCAGCTATGATCGTGACCGCACGTCATCCACGGATAGCCTGCAGATCAATGACAATTCAGACCGTTCAACCGTGACAAGCGTAACTTCCACTTTCCCGCAGGCGACGCTGGCGGGCCGCGATTACGCTTCAAACTCTGACCAGAGCGAGACGGAAAACAAAGCTGATTATCAGCTTAGCACGACGGCCGACAGCGACGAAAAGGAAAAGCTGAACGAGGGAGAGAATGAGACGGTGACCCGGCAGGGGTTCAACGGAGTTCTTTCCGGAGACGTCTACGCGTCCGCGCTCAAGGCGTTCCCGAAGCTTTCCCTGCTATGGCGGCAGATGTCGTATTTATTTTATTCTGTATATTAGGTGGTGAAAATAAATGGACAAGAAAAAGATATTCAGCCTGAACGGGCCAACGGATCACATCGCAAGGGATCGCTTCATCCGAGAGCTGCCCTTCAATTTCAACCCGATAAACAATATCGCTTTCATCGACGCACCGACGGACTACATCCTTCTGGCGAAGCTGACGCAGAAAACAAACGAGATCATCGCGGTGATCAATGCGCTTAACGCTGCTATGGATAATTTCTACGAGCGCGTAGACGCAGCGATCCAAGACTATGTGATTCAGAAGATCGAGGAGCTTCTGAAGTCCGGAGCGATCAAGCTTCAGCTGACGTTTGACGAAGGAACAGGAGACATTAACTTCTCATTGATCACAGATGCCGACACGCTGGCGGAAGCTTTTGCAAGAGGAAGGAGTGATGAATGATGGCCGATCTGATCGGATATTTCAAATCTATAAGCGATTCTAAGGGGAAGTATGCCATCGATGATCGCGAGCTGCGCGAGCAGATCGCAAAAAGTGCTCATATCGACATTGTTAACTTTGTCACAGACCTCGGCGGGGGCGGCGACGATGACGACGCTGCCGCTGACCTTATCCCGCAGGCGCTGGAAAAGCACTGGGGTGTCTACATCCCGGATGGTCTTTATAACTTCACCAACTACCACGTTTTGACCGGAAATATCATCATCAGTGATGAATGTTTAAACAACAACGTCTTCTTGCTGGTGACGCGCCCGCTCAATTATTCCAGCAACGCAATTCAGCTTCTCAAAAGCGGTGTAAAGCCGTTTGACCAGATGAGCTTTCAGGGCGGCTGCGAGCGTAACAACGCCTATTATGTTGGCTATCGCAATGCCACCACAACACAGATCAAGGTATATAACCAGCTGATGCAGCTAACCAATACCTATACAGCCAATAACCTTGAGCATTGTAACTCGTTATTCTACATGAACGGCCGCTATTATGTCGCGCCGATCGGGCCAAACCTTCTAACCTTCGTTAACCCGGCAACCGCGGCCAGCGCCCAAGCCGTAACGATGGGCGGCAACGAAAACGAGCAGATCGTTCTAGCCTGCCCGATCGGAACCGGATTGATCGCCTGCTACACCGAGGGAAGCTCTGACAAGATCAAGCTTTTCAAGGGCAGCGGAACGAACTTCACGCTCTTTCACACGATCACCGGATTGTCGCGGCCTGCTGGCGGAAATGCAACCGGGCTGAACGGCATGTGCTACTTCAAGGGAAACTTCTATATCGCTTATACGGATACGCGCACGGATCAGCGCATCCGGAAAAACTTCATCCGCGTTTACGGGCTCGATGGAAAGATGCTCGCCGAGTGGAAGATGGATGACTGTTACGATACGAAGGAAATTGAATGGCTGCAGGCCGACGAGGAAAACGATCAGATCCTGCTGTTCGAGTATGGTAATAACTGGATCTACGACGATACGAACACAATGAGCGTCTGGGCGATCAAGCCCTATGAGGGCGGTCTTCAGCAGGGAAATACACAAATCGGATACGGCGGTCTGGTCGGTGCAGCCTTCCTTCACGTAGACGCCGACGCTACATCATTTGGCGATGGTACGCCGGAGAAGCCCTTCAAGTCGCTTCAGGCGGCGATCAATGCAGCGTCAAATTTCCAGGCTGCCTATATTGAGTTCACAGGGACGATCACGGAAAATATCGTTGTCAAGCTGCGCCCCCATTACTTGGAGATCAACGGAAAGAACAGAGAGGGAACGCTGAACGGTTCAATCACCGTTCAGGGATGTGGAAACGTGGCCATCCGCGATATCAATTTTGGCGGGATCACCGGGCAGAACTACCAAATCTTAACGGATGCCTCTAAGGTTGTTATCGACGGCTGCAACTTCCCGTATTCTGCGACATCCAACGGTGTTGGGGCAATCAGTGCGCGGTCAAATTCCCAGATCGATCTGACGGAGAACGACTTCACCTGCCGGACGATCGCCTTTGTCGACAGAAACAGCTCAGTGTGGCTGGATGAAACCAATTCAGGAACTGTATATAATCAGTTTTACAATGACGGAGGAATCGTGCTTGGAAACGATTCAGGAATGACAGCAACCTACAGAAGCAACACGCAGAAGTACGCGTTAACCAAGCTGAACTCGGATGCGTAGAAAGAAGAGGATCGCTTAGGCGGTCCTTTTATTTTATGAATAATGCGGGCATGGGTGCGGCGCTTCGTGTCAATAAATTTTTGCTAACTTATACAAAATATTTTGCCCCGTGTTTCCGTGTCTCGTGTTGGCGTGCTAGCATGAACGTGTAGGGGAATTTGATATCACGCACGGT